CCCAAATCCAACGATAAGTCGCATCATCTAAACGGGCTTTATCCCTTAAGCGTTCTTGCTCTAATACATCAGGAAACCACGGATTATCGCTATAATTCATCTCAACAATCGCCATACTTTCGTCTTGATGTTGCCTAAAGCGTAAATCCGTTGCCGAACCTTTCTTTTCAGGGTTCCACGTTAACCAAATTTCCGAACCGTTTTCACGCACCGTAGGCAGAAGTTTCCGCCAAGCCATTTCGCTCACGCTTTCTGCTTCATCAATCCACGCAAGTAAAATCCGTGCTTTTGATTTAATACTGTCAAGATTATGGCGCAATCCTGCAAAAATGTACGAAACTCGACCGCACTTTGTGCGTACATATTTCTCACCAACCTCAAAGAAATCCGCCAGCCACGCTTCGCTTTGAATGGCTTGCTTAATCTCTTCTAATGATGAATCTTCCAATGAGTTCATAAACTCACGACCACACAAAATCACACCGCTTTCGCCTTGCATTGCCCGTTGATATGCAACAACCGCAGTCATCTTGGCAAAAGTGCGTGTTTTTGCCGAACCACGACCACCATAAGCACCACGATAACGCACATTCTGCTGTGTAAACACCGGTATCAGTTTAGGGGGAAGATTAAGCTGTATTTTCATTTGGTGCTACCAACTCAATAACCGTAGGGCGAAGTGAGCCGTCAGAGCTTGTATGATCGATAACCTGTTTGTCAAAGCCTAAAAGTTTAGCTTGTCCCATTACCGCATTTACCGCAGATGAGAATTGAGGGGTATCACGCTCCATCGCCTCGTTATAGATACGCTCTAGCTTGCCTAACAAGTTATCAACGGTAATGTTATGACGTTGTTGATGAGAACTTCTTAACTCATCCAATCGGACCGTAATCGGACCGTTCTTCAGTAGTTCTTTAGCTTTCGTATTGATTGTTTCATTACTCATTTTTGAACAATCGTAAGCCTGCCGATAAGCCTCACTCGCATTGCCAAGCTCAATATAAAGCTGGCAGAATTTTTCTTGCTTAGGTGTTAACCCACGACCTTTAGACGTGGATTTACCCTCGTCTTTCTTGGTCATAAGATAAATCCTTAAAATTTGTTATATATAAATCACATCACTTGCGTATTTTCTCGGGAATTTATCCAACAACCCCAAAACCATACGCAAATTATGTAGCATTTAATTTACATAAAATAAAAGAGCGATCACCTGACCGCTCTTTATCGTGGCACAAACGTTAATCCGCTATTTAAACCCTTGCTTAGTTCGTGCTTGCCATTCTCTAATACGTTCAACCTGACCCGCACATAAGTCACGTTCTCCCATCACCTTAACGAGATACTCGATAGCATCACCATAGGTTGTGCCACCAAACTCTGACCGCTCACACGGCACCAAAAAGGCTTGCGGAGGATATAAATACTCAATCTTTGTCTTTGTTATGCAACCGCTTAAGCTCATCGACAACAGGACGAGGCAAAGCAGTAACGCCGCACGGCTCTTTCTGTAAAATAGCTTTAATCTGTTCATTACTCTGCTCCACCTGCTTTCGCAGTTTATTTGCAACACTTTGCTGATATTCCACCGCTTGTCGCTCTTGTTGCAGTTGCATTGTCAGCTTATTGTTTGCTTCTTGCTGTTGCTCAATGGTTTGGGCTTGCGTCTGGTTCTCGGCTGTTAATGCACTTATCCTCTGTGACTGACCCCATAGCCACGCACACAAGCCCAAAATCAATGCCATTAAGATTTTATTAACCCAGCTAAACATAACGCCTTCTCTTTCTCACGACGGATTTCTAACCCTCGTAACTTCTTGCCACCTGAATAAACCCACTTAGGCAACTCATTACAGGCACCAACATAATCGCCTGATTTGATTTTACGAAAGAACGTCGATTTACTCACGGTGCCACACCCAGCATTAAACGTCAGCGAAGTAGCAACATCAAACACCGATTGCGGAATATTCCAACCGTTTGCGTAACGCTTCACGCATTTTTCTGCGTGCTGAATATCAACCAACCAACGCTGTGCAATCTCTTTGTCCGTGTAAACTTTTCTTTCAATCTTACCGCTTGACGCTTCCGTTGAACCAATGCCAACGGTAAGCACATTTGCAGGACACAAATAAGGCTCTCGTTTACAACCTTCTGCATCGCCGATAATTTCAAGCCCTTGCTTACTTGTACGAAATTGACCGTGAAAATCTGTATTCAACACCGCAATAATGGCACTGACAAAACAAACTCCACCGCCAAATTTACCTAGTGTTTTTAGCTTGCTCATTACTTAATCCCCTTGAGAGTTGTTGTTTACGTATCTGATGCATTTCTTCGAGGTGGCGCATCTCTGCTTTATGCTTTTCTTCAGCCCTTTCTTCTTGGCGTTTTTTTATTTTCCCTTCTCGGCATTTTGAGTACATATTAACTAACGCTGTAACAATCCCTAGAGCCAAACTAATGAACATTAAATTTTGTTGATCGCCTAACCATGCTAACCAACCTGTAAGCCCAGTCCATGCATAGCTCTGCATTCCTGCATCTCTCATAGCATTTTTCATACCTTAGCCCTCGTTTCAGGCAATAAAAAAGCCCAGTCCGTAAAGACTGAGCTTGGTTAAAAAAACTGCTAGAATATTGTTCCCCAACAAATAAACTAGCAGAGGATTAAATTATGTACTTTCGTGAAGGTTATACCAAATTTCCATATCGACCATCAAATGGATCTGAAGATTGCCAAAATCCAACACCAAATGCAGGTGGAATTGATTTAGTTAATCATCCTGAAAAAATAGATGAAATCCTAGAAATTGCTCAACTACCAGAACTTAAAACCACACTTATTGAACTTAACAAGCCTGATAGCCCCTTTATCACACTAGGTTGTTCTCACTGGATAGGAAAATATGATAATAGCCATTTCTCTTATATTGAATTCACATTTAAAGATGCCAAAATTGCAAATAACTTTAACTTCTTAGTTCAACTCGAAAAGGATCTTCACCTTTTTTTCATAGAAAAACTCACAACAGGTTTTACTAAAGAGCAGCGAGATTCTTACGCAACTTATCTAAAAGATCAGGTTCAAGTCTACTTTCGGAAAATCCAATACCAAGACGACTTAGAGCTTCGCAACCTGCTAGGGTTAGAGTTCCACTTTCAGGATCGACAAATGGTCGATTTTCACCATAAAGCTCTGCGGCATTTTTTAACGCAATATTTAGTTCTACCATTGTGATAACCTTTATCAAATTTACTCAGTACCACTAGATATGTTTAATCTTGTGGTACGTCATTATTGCCAGCAAATGGATAAATTTTCCTATTTTGGAAGTGAGGACCGCAGTCTGATATACGTCGAGATGACCGGTCAGCGGTATAGCGATTAGTTCAAGGATAACGAATTAAATCAGGTCTAACTTTTAAGCTATTTACCGCTAATTCAGAACATTGAACTTCAGATTGAGAATTAAGAGGAGGCAAGCTACTTACTTTAATGCCTTGAGCTTGAATACTTTCTGCAACAATAAAACCTGACGTGTATCTCAGCTTCAAATTTTCATAAAGTGCCTTGAGCAAATACTCTGGCACTTCTTCGCCATTGATTTTGATTTTATCGCCTAATGTAATTTCCATCCCTTCCCCCAAACAAAAAACCCCAAGCATTTCTGCTCAGGGCTGTAAAATTATTTCGCTTTCTCTCGCTTGTACGAGTTGCAAGCATAGCTGGAATGTACTACTTTTCTCGCACGACGTCAATCACTTTTTGAGCGATTAAACGCATTATTTTTTTGAAACACAAAAGCCACTTGCAACGCTAGGTCGCAAGCGGTCTGTTTGTCGTTTATTGTTGCTTAAAATCTTGCTAATCGTTGTTGATTAAGCTGGGGTAATGCTTGCTCAATAAAAGGGTCAAGCCATACGTTAAACTCGTGTGCGATGTCGTAGGCTTTTCCTGCAATATCGTTTTTAACATAGCGAGAAATGCCTAAATCTTCGTACAGTTTACGATGAAATACTTCTACTTCTTTTGCAAAAGCTCTTGCTCTTACTAGGTATTTGGCGATCCTTACTGTCTCATCATTTGGTGTAGCAATATTCTGTTTTGGTTCATCAATAATCAATTCCCCTTCAAGATAGATTTTATGAACATACTCCACCGCCATTCCGACTTGTTCAGGGGTTAGCTCGTCAATATGCTCAACATTGAAACGCTGATGAATAAGTGAGTAGGCATCGGAATAGAGCAACCCTTTTTTACTGACTAAAGCACTGACTGCTTGTCGTAAGCCTGTGCGTTCGTCTGTGGTTGTTTTGCGTTCGGCTTTGCCATTGAACCAGTAATCGTGTAAGGCTTGGTAGCACTCTTTTTTATACTTGATTAAGGTTTCACGAATTTCAGGTTTGCAACGTTTTACATCAATGCCAAACAACCAGCCGTTGAGATATTCGATTGGCAAGCAAACCATTTCACGATTTTTGCCATCTTCTGCAACTATGATCGTGATGATCATAGTTGAACTTAAAATATCATCACGCTTAATTCTGAGTAATTGAGGCTCCCACGCTAAACCAATATTTTCACAGATTGGCTTCATAGCAGTGTAACGTGTACCGTTTTGCTCGAATGTAATTAAGGCTTGGTTGTTGAAAGAGATTGTTTGAGTAGAGATTTGATTTGACATAAGTCACTCCGTTAATTTTCGAAATTAAGATTTACCCTAGTGAATAGGGTGATCGAGTGGTTCGAAAGCCTACGGCAGGCTGGACGTATTCCCTTTCGGTATTGTATTAGTCGCCCACTCGATCATTGAAATAAATTTTACCTTTTCAACATCTAAATCTCTTATGATTTGCTGGCAACAAACAAAAGAGTACAAATTTTAGATATAAAAAAACCGCAAAGGATTTTAGGTTTTGCGGACTAACCGCCGTGTAGGTTTCGACACCTATGGGATAAATATAAAGCAAAACCCTATTGATTGCAATAGGGTTCTGGAAGTTATTAGGCATATGCCAATTCATCTTCTGTTTCTGGTATCAACTTCTGCATTTGTTTTGTGCTTAACGTTATAATACCAGAGACAATTTTTTGTGCTTTTGCCATCGCTTTCATAACAAATAACAAAGGAAATAATAACATAAACCAAGCACCTGTATTGATGATAAATGCATCTGAAAATGCATTATTACTGCGACGATACAAGTCTTTCAATGTTGTATTATGCGATGATTCAATAAGCTGTCTTTTCTTTAATACTCTTGCTCGAAATTTAGCATCAGTTTCAAATTTATCTTGAGCTTCTTTCATCAATGAAAGATTTAATTTAGGTAAACGTAGCATTAGTCCTGTTAAGCTAGAATGTAGCATATAGTAAATCGCCTTATCATTCTCACTAAGCTCATCAAGAGAAATCAAATCAAGCTCATCTTTAATTTCAAATAATTCATTGCGAATACCGACTCGTAAATTTGGCGCAATAATTGATTCATAAATGAAATGACCGATGGCAAGTGCTAAGGTTATATAAAATAACCATGTCATTGCTGTCATCATTTTAGTTCTCCTGTTTTTTAGATTTTGTTTGTTTTTGGTATGTTTTTTGCTGTAATTTAGTATATTGGGTAGATAGTTCCGCATATTTTCTACGGATTCTTCGACTATCCCAATACCATATAACCAATATCACAACGACTAAAGCATAACCAACTAAATAGCCATCCTTTAACCCTTGCATGATTTTAAATACCAAAAGCGATAACTGTTCTTCTGGAAGACGATATAACACGAGAAAACAACACAATAAAATGAATAATAAGGGGAGCTGTCCTCTATTCATTGCCGTATTCAATACATCACGCACAGCCTGTGCCCAAGTGACTTTACTATTCTGTTGCTGCACTATACCTATTCTCCTCATAGACAAACAGTCTTGTGATAAGTTCTTATCATATAATATTTTAATACGATAGATTCTACACTTACAAGCATGCTAATTCAACAGCATTACAAATATCTTTTGCAACGAATCATTGCTTACTGCAATAACACGGATTGATGATTTTTCTCTTTCTTGCCATTTAGTGTCAAATAAAATAATGTAGTATTTTTTACAAAAACACTTGCATTTAAATGTAAGAAATACTACAATAATCACATCTAAGGCAAGGTGCTTTAGATACAAGAAAACCCTGACTTGTTCAGTTCAGGGTCTTCAAAACGGAGTAGATATGATGACTACCTTAGCTAAAATCATCATTATCTTAATCCTTGTATTAGTAAGCCTGCCAGCTTACTAAGGATTAACCAAAGGGGAGTTACCGCTCCCCTGCGGTCTCCAAATACTATAATCAACTTATCATCAAAATGCAAGGGGTAATTTATGGCAATGACAAGAGCAGAAATCAACGCTAAAAGCGATAAAAAACGTGGTGTAAGAGTGCAATCCTATAAGCTCCACGAAGATGTGATCACTTTACTAGCCGAACTCTCTGAACAAACAGGATTGTCTAAAACGCAAATAATTACTCAAGGCATTAAGCTGTTTGCAGAACAAAATAAGGCGTAGCAATACGCCTAAAACTTCAGTCTAATCAACCCCGAACCAAATACCGCTCCTTCCATAAAATCTCGTGCGGTGCGTAAACGGTTGTCATAGGTTCTCGGTGAGATCTGCATTTCAAGACAAATATTCTTCTTATCCTGCCCTTGTAAAAACATTGCCATTAGCACCTGATAGGCTTCCAAATTCAAATCGTGTAATGTCATCACAGCTTCATCTAGCTTAAGATACTGTTCCTCTGACAGTTCATCAATACTATACTTTGTAATTTGAGCAGTTGCCTCACGCATAAAAGATTGTAATGATGGATAACCACGACACCCACGATGAGAAGCCCAACGACGAACCCAAACGTGTAGAATATCGTCAATGCTGATATGTAGTCTAATCATTTCAACTCCTTAATCTTCGCCTTATACGTTTGAATAATTTCCTTACAATCCTCAACCGACCACTTCACAGGAGGGTGATAGCTTTCCAATGCTTCTACTCGCTCTGCCCCGATTTTACGCACAAGGTTGATGCGATATTCTGTGATATTTCCGCTCAAATGATTGTTACAAGCACTGCATTGTTTATGGACGTTGTCTTCGTTAAATCTCAGCTCTGGAATTGCTTTTACCGTGCGATAATGCCCTGCGTGATATTGACCTTGATGAAAACGCTGGCACGAAATACAAGGCTCATCTTTATCTCTTAACCGAATGTATTCATTAAAAACAGCTTGAGCATCTCTAAGCCACTCAGCACGAGATTTTAAACGTTCTCTCGTTGCCTTAATCTTTGCCCTTTCCTCTCGATTTTGCTTTTCTATGGCTTTCTGACGGGCTTTTTCTTGGGTTATTTTGGCAAGTTTTACCCCACAATCAGGACTACACCATTTTCTAAAACTATCCGCAGACTTAAACTCACCACCACAGCATTTGCATTTACGAGTTTTTACTTTTGGCTTTATCATTAAATGCCCCCAATTCTTCCTCACTCCAACGCTTACCGCACTTCAACCCAGTACATTCAAACGGCTTAACCTCATCTATCTCTGATTTCTCCGAGAAATCACGCCAGTCTTTTAAAACAGAACTACAATCAGGGCAATTCATCATTTAACTCCCCAAAAATTCCATCTGTCATTAAAATGCACCCCGTTAGAAACACCCCAAGCGGTCACATATTCGATTAAACTTGCCATTCGTTTTACACTCATTTGAGCCGTACTCTCACGAATATTCACTAATTCGCCTTCCAATCCTGTGACCAAACGAGAACCTTCTTTCGTTGCTTCAGCGTGGGCAGAAATTAAAATGACCTTCCACGTTTCAGGCGGTAGCCATTCGCCGTTAAATTGCACCTGTCTGGCAATATCGCCGCACATTGCGTGGAATTTGGCATTTTGCTCAAGGTTACGAGTAATAGGCTTCACATCAATCACTAACGGTTTTTTCTCATCTATCGGCAACGCTTTCACAAATTCAAGGGCATTGTTTTTAATTTGCTCAGTGCGTAGAAAGTATTTTTGCTTATGCTCCATACCTACC